CATGTTGAGCGTACGCGACCATCCTCATGTACTAAGCCCTTCTTGGGGTCTTGGTCTCTGCGCCTAAGCGGAATCAATACCGTACCGAGAATCTTATTCTTCTCTCTCCGATATAGTCGAAGCTCCTTAACAAATGATTCTTGACTTTGGTTCAATCGCCCCGACGCCAAATGCGCACGAAGAACTGCGTCCCCTGTACCTGGCGCACCTGTCTCCGTGTAAAACTCCCGTGCGTCCATCGACGCCGGAATGCCCAGACCCCAATGTCCGTACAATAGGTTTCGGATTTGATCTGCGCTACCGGGGTTCAGTTCGTTCACCGAGTCATGGTCCAGACTTTTAAGCCCTACATCTTGTGCCAAGTTCTGTAGGTTCTTGTACCGCTTCTTCACTGAGATGTCGTACTCGCACTCGAGATCCATACGTAGCTTCTGGTCAACCCACACACCGGACTTGTGCATTCCTACACACATCTCCTGTGTCGCGTGGTCCACCTCATTCAGATTCCAGGGTCGCTCGATCGGCCAACCTGCTGGGCGCAACTCGTCTGCGATAGGCTTAAACGCACCCGCCTTCGTCGAAGCATCAATCAACGGAACAACGATACGAGCGTTTACCGTAGAGTCGATGATGTTGTATCGAAGAAGCTCCGTGTCATCTTGACTACCTGTGGATATCTTTGTGCCCTTCTCAGTTGTCTCCCAGCGCTCAACGTCTGTGAGAATCGAGCCGATAGTCTTCAGCCCTTTCGGAAGGTCAGGAGCCCGGAACCGAGCATGGAAGAGAGTGTCGACCAAAGGCGCAGGCGTAACGCCAAGCTGCGTCTCAACGACCATGCGGTCATAGTACCCGGCGTTGTGCCCGACCCATACCCGTCCGTCGGTGAAAGCCTCACGAAGGATCTCAACAATCTCTTGCTCTTGGTCAGGTGGGTACAGGCGTGTGTGCCCGTCAGTAGAGAGGATGCCGATGCCAACAGCGCGGGCGTTCTGCACTACAATATTACGAGAGGCCGCGCCTCTATCGTTCAAGTCAGGGATCGCAATCGCAATCGTACGCAGCTTACATTCAAGTGGCTCGATGCCATCCGTCTCAACATCGTATGTCCAGAACGGAGCGCGCTGACCTAACCACTCTCGAAGCTCTTGCGGTGATGGGTTGATGAGTGAGTCAGGCTGAGTCCATCGCAGCGTGCCGTCAAACCAGCGGAACGCCTTAGCCAGGTCTGCGTGGAGCACGTGACGCCAGCTTGGTGATCTTAAAATAAAAGATGGGTGTAGCATCGGAAGAAGCTTCCGTGACCCGTTCGTAGGAACCCAGTCCCAGTTGTCATCGATCTGCATGGGTCCACCGCGCATAGCTTGTATGCTTGTCGATTGACCCGTCAATGCCGACGTTGCCGTCTTACCTAAGGTAATGACCTTCTGATATCGAGACACTACATCTATTAGTCTGGGGCGGCAGCAAGTAGCTGGGTGTGGGTGAGGATCTAATCCCTGCTTCACACGCTTCTTATTCAGTCGGTCTAAAGACTTCTGCATCCTTCGCCATGCGCCGGACTCTTGTCCTGGAGGGCGGCATGAGATCACATGGTCCAAGTCTACGTCGACTCGGCTACGGGTTGCCAGGGCGAGAGCGTTACCCCACTCGCTACCGGCACGACCAACCAGAGGCCGACCATGTTGGACCTCGTCTGATCCAGGAGCCTCTGCAATCGCAATGACAGAAGCCCCCCGATGGAACTCTCCACCGACGGGCCGCCATTCATCTTTATGCAGTGGTCCCTCTGGCCCCAAGGGGCAGATGTCGCATTGTGCGCCACAACTCTTAGGGTTGAAGGATGCCACTGTTTAGCTCACGATACCTTGTGCCGCACTCGCAGGCGGAGGCAACGCAACACCAGCAGGAGGCACAGGCGCGCCATTAGCCGGGGTTGTCGGTGCCGCGACGGCCTGTACAGGAGCAGCGGCAGGAGCAGCAGCAGGGGCTGGAGTAGCCGCGACGACATCACTGTCAACCTCCTTCATGGCCTCGTATTGTGCCTTGTTCATGAACTTCTTGATCTCATTGTATGAACCTGAGACACCCTTCTGACCAGGCACGAACTCGACGTAAGCCGATCGACCGTTGTTCATGCTGCTTAAGAACCAAGAGTCATTGATCTCTTGCGCAGTCTCAATGTTCTCCTTGGTGTACCCAAGAGACTCGAGGACAGTGCGGAGTGCTGCCATGCGACCACGAACCTGCTTATCAGTAAGGCCTGGGAGGGCGTTACCGTTGTCGTCGTAAGGTAGGCTGAGGAACGTAAACATCTTGAATCCGCTCTCGAACTGAACGTGGAAGCGTCGAGTACCGGGCTTGTCGTTAGCCCCAGTCTCAATGTTTACGATGGATACAGGGTAAAAGCCGGGCTTCGGGACTGAAGATCCCAGAGAGCTAATACCTTGAAATGCGTTGCCAGAAATTTTGATAGCCATTGTTGGCTCCGTTGTTTGGGTTGTTGGTCAGGATGACCGGGGGTGAATGTTATTTACTTGGTGGTGGGGGTGGGAGCGTCGGTGAGTTCGCTTCCTTCGTCTCTTTTTTGTCGAAGTCAAAAAGCGAACGTTCAGCCTGCCGCAACAAAACGCCACGGGCAATGCCGTCTTGGCACGCCCAGCGTAGGTGTAGTGGGTTGTCAGTCCGACCTGACACTGCTGACTGGATAGCATCCGGTACTGCAGCACCACCCAACATATCGTCTGCCAGAGATTGAGCAACATCATCTTGCCATTCAAGCCCCGGAAGACGGCTTAATTTGTAGTTGCTCTCACTTGCGCGGAGGATCTCACGGATGTTCCCCGGCGTCTTCGTCGTACACATACCCGTGCGATCACCCGTCACCCACTCAGGGTCAGTCGGGTCGCAATAATAAATACTGGGGAACCAGGGATCAGGGTAGTTCGGGTCAACCATCGCGCGAACGTTGATGTCACACCAAGCTGGTAGCGTCTCAATTTGATTCCTCGAAGGTACATCAGGGCCGCCAGGACAGAATCTCCCTTCCGAGTTTGTGCCCGGTGTCCGCTCGTGGAAATTCATCAGTAAGTGAACCCCCAGGTACCGAGACGTGTGAGCTATTTCCAGTAAGTGCTGGTTTAGCTGCTGATAGGGGTAGAACCTATCTTTCTTTCCGCTGCGTCCCTCGGGCCCATTCTCAGCCCACTCAAGCATTGAGCGCTGGCACAAATGACTAATGTCGTCCACGACGAGGGCGTCATGCGATGCTTTGTCGCTGATCTCTGCAAAGCTCTTCAGCATACTGACGAGGTCTGTAAGATTCTTCGGTGAGTCGGGGTGTACTGACGGACTAAACCCCAACTCGTTCTGAGCCACAAGCGTGATCGCCGACGGCACCCCAAGGAACAATGCCCTGGGAAACGCGGCTAACGCGTCGCTTGTCTTCTTTTTCTTCGGTTTACCGTAAATGGTAATCATTACGTTCGGTAGCGTATCTTCGGATGTCATTGCATTCTCCAGCATTGGATGACTTTGGGGGTAGAAAGACTAACAAGGGTCAGAGGTTTGACCCGGTCAAATTGTGGCGGCTTCGCCGTAGAAGCACATCTTAATTGCGGGGCACGCTCCATAGCGACCAATGCAAGACGTCTCATGCTGAACCTTAGGCCAGTCCCAGTACTCAGGTAGCTCCAGGTCTAACCGAGCTAAGCGATGCTCTGCGCGCCAGAGCATGTCAGCAAAGTGCTTGTCCCTATGAGGCGTGGCAGGAACCATCGGTCGTGCAACCTTCCAAGGCTCTTGAGTCTGAATAAGGTTCAGTGCGACACCGCCGAAGCTCCCACCATACAACTGCTTACCCATGATGCGGAACGCTGCAAAGCCGCCGTCAACTGCATAACCATCGACGCTACCATTCACAGACACTCGGGCCTGGTGCTTGTGGTCCCAGATAAAAATCTTACCCGCACGATCCCTAATCACGAGATCCAAGCGACGGGTCAAAACTATCGCGGCACCGCAGTCAGGGTGACCAGGGCAGTTAAGGGGTGTAGGAATAATCTTCTCGCCGTCGTAAGCCTTAACGTACGCGGCCCTACGGTTGAAGTGTTGGTCTTCGGGGTGTACAACCCACAGACCCCACACGTTATCCTTTGTGCCCAGCACAGCCGTGACGGGGTACTCAACTGCAACAATGTCACCTGGACACTCGGGGTGCTTATCCATGTACCGATGAAACGTTTCAACCATACGATCAATGTACTCATGCCCACCATTGGCGTCGCACCATGCGTGTATGGATTCTTCCGGCTCCAGAAAGACATCGGGATCATAGTACCGTGTCTCGTCGACCCACACACCCTCGGGGGACCGTGCACCCCAAATTGCGTGCTGATGCGCCTGGATGACGTGGCCCATGCTTCCGCGAGTCAGGGCGCTGGCAGGAATCAAGCTCATGTTCAGTCGGTTCTGATAGGCGAACAACTGAGGGCATCGGAAGAATGACCCTATACGTGACCAACCACGGGACGATCTTCCCGCATCGATAAGAATCTTACTCATCCTTCTGCCGCTCTCCTCAGGTTCTCGACTCGATACTTGGCGCTCCGAGCAAGCTTCCACATCCGCCGCTTCTGAGCCTCGACCATTATCTCTCGAGGGTCGACACCTTCCTTAGCCAACATCGCCCAAGGCACTCGCCTACGGTGAAGTCGCTCATCATCTAAATTCATTACACTACCTCCAACTTGCTGATAATACTGCTTACAAGTGCATCTTCGTCTTCCATGCCGAGAAGCTTCTCTCCCAGTCCTTCAAGCTCATCTGCCGCCAAGAAGGACTCAATGGGTCCGAACTTATCAACGAGAATCTCTACGACTCTTTCGTCGTAAGTACCTACAGCGACAACGACTTTTAGTAGTGTGGCACTACCACCGAGTCGGTCGAACCGACCCTTCCACTGCACGAAGTCGCCTGGCTTCCACGGGAGCATGGCGAAAATGGCGAGGTCCGCAGTCTGCATACCGTCGACACCTGTTCCAACGCTTTGTCCTGTCGCGATTAAACAACAAGGTCCGTTGGATTCCCGGAAGGCATCGACCATCATGTCCCGCTCTGACTCGGGCACACCCCCGTGCGCCATCCAGACTGGGACCTCGCCTAAGGCTTCATCTCCACGTTTAAGGGCTCTACGCAGATCATGCTCCCACAGTTCTGTTTCGCGCCTCCGGGCAGTAAAGATAACTACCTTACCCCCACCTTTTAAGCCTTCTATCGCTTCGCTAACAACATACTTCCGCTTACGGCTACAAGCTTCTGATAGCCGAGCCTCGACTACGCGCTCCCGTGCCATCGGGTTTGCACGGGCTTCACGCGCCATACCCTTCATCGCTTGACCGAATGTCTGGTCGTCACTCCACCTGTCTGCGCGGTTCAACTCCGTAGAGCTTAGGTACACGACCTGAACCCTCGTGTCGGGTAACGCTGCGTGTGACTCTGAGTACGGTACTTCGTGCACCATAAACGAGCACCGAGCCTTTAGCTCAGCCAGGTTGCTGGCACCCGTATCATCCAATCCGCCGTATTGACCAGGATGAGCCGCGCAGTATCGGTGCGCAAAGTTTGAGTAGCTGTGGGAGAACCCACCAGGAGCCAGCAAGTCAAGTTGTGACCACAGGCGTCGCGGACGACCGTCATCTAATGGCGTGGCAGTTAGGCCGATGCGCAGATTCAGACTCTTCATCCGACTCAGGTCCATCGCAGCTACCGCACGGTTCTCGCGGTCGACGGCAGAGTTAGCCCGGTTGCTCGCGGCAGTCTTTCGCCGCTCGAACGAGACACTCCCGTCAGCTTCTTGGATTGCCGTCCATCGTTTACGGCTTCCGTGGGTGTGAATCTCGTCGAGTATTAAGATGCTGGGCTTGAGTTTCCTCGCGATATCAATGTTATCCGCGAGAGATTCGGCGCCAATGATTACGAAGGGTCGCGTTGTTGTACCGCATTCCTCTAAGTACTCGTCAAAAGTCTGGTCCTTCTTGCGCCGCTCAGACGACGGACGCACCCTGAATGGCTTTACATGCGTGTACTCTTGTACTTGACTCCACCACACATGACGGGCTTTAGCGGGGCATACAACAAGTATCGGACCAAATCGACCGAGAGATGCCATGATTGCGCCGAGAGTCTTACCGGAGCCACAAGCCCAAACATTCATCGACCAGGGCCTCGTACGGCACCAAGCTACGCCCATGAACTGATAAGGGGTTGCAATGTCGAAGACGTGCTCTCGAAGCTCACCGTTGCGGATCGAACGCTGCGCCTGCTCCCGGCCACCGTCGAGGAGGCTCTGTAGCTTTACAGGGTCGGGTGACCAACCAGTAATCGACCCAGTGCCAACTAAATCCGAGTAGCTGTACGCCATGGAGCCGTGCGCGAGCAAGCTTTCGACTAACCAGGCAGCGTGCAAGGGTGCGTAAATTTCGCATGACGTAAACTGACCGCGCTGTTCAGGGGTTGAGTTCTTGAGCCGAAGCTTCCGCCGATGCCCAGACATCCGACCGTAGACAAGCGTACCAGGAACCAACCCCTCGATGCGCTCGAGAAAGTTCAAGTCGTGCGTCGAAGTCACGTAATAGTCGAGGTGCGGTTGTCCGTTCATGCCTCGACCATATTCCAACCATGACAGGGTGTCAAGGGTAAAAGTTGACGCAGTGTTCTTTATGAGCTACCGTTGTGGTCAACTGGAGATGATATGTCCGAGAGCGCATTTGCACGCTTCATGCGAAAGTCAAGAGAATCACGACTGTGGACCTTAGCTGATCTGTCAAGAGCCGCAGGGCTCAGTCAGTCGGAGGTCAGTCGGATAGAGTCAGGCGCACGCTTACCCACAATGAGGCACGTAAAGGGTTTGGCTGAAGCGTTCTCGTCTTCGCCCAAGACGGCGGAAAACGAGCCTGTAAGGTACGAAAGCTGGGTGGCCCACCTGGTCGACTTAGGTGAGCGCGCAAGAATCGATGCGCGTAGTGGTCCCGGTCGCTGGTCTCGCCGATGAGCTATATTAGGTCCATGGATACTGTCGAAGAACTCGCGACGCTTTATGTCGCTGCCGAGAACGCGAACCAACTAATCGTTGCCTTAGAAGATTTAGGGTACGAAGGGTTAGACGTACAGCCCATAGACGGGGGCTACGGGTTGTTTGTCGACGATACCTTGATTGCCGCAGCACTATCTAACGACGCGGCAGACGCAACGGAGAAACTACTCGACCGATGCGCGGATAAGTTTTTTCACGACATCATGGAGGTCTGAGTTTCTTCCGTCCGCTAGCAGGGAATTCAACCAAGCCCCCACTATACAGGCTCTTCAATCAGCGTGTAAGTAAAGCTATTCCCCCACTTGTTCTTAGCGGCATAGCAGATACTCATGAACTCTTCGAAGTCAGCACTATGGCTAAATACCTGGCAACCGGCAGACCACTTGTCTACTTGGGTCGAAGATGACCCTGCCTTATGGATGTTGATTCCGTAATAGCCTTCAGTAATAGACTGTACGTCAAGGTCAATAACATCGTCTTTATTGCTATCGCGATAAGTCTTGACCGTACCGTTCCTCTGGCAGAGCGCATCGTATCTCCCCTGGTGCTTGTCGATCTTCCATACAGACCGATACTGACCAGGAACAAGGATAGCAGTACCCTTCACGTTGCTCGGGTTCTCAAGCCAGTACCTGCCTGGCTCAGTAGTACACTCCCAAGTGCGGGTAATCCAACCATGCTCGTCCCTATAAACTACGCAGATGCGGTCATCAAAGCTGTTCGCCTTGTGATCCTTGCTACGGATACCAATGATGTTCAGGTTGTACACACCTGACTCGAACACGGCGTGGCCGAGAGAATCGACGTAGTCTAGCAGTACAGGCCTCATCGGCTGCAGTTCGCGTTTGTAGCTTGGCAAATTGCTGCCTGGTTGATCGCTTGACGATGTTGCATTTCGAGCATCTTGGCCACGATGTCTTCCATCTTGTCCAGTCTATCCTCGACGCCTTCGATCTTGATGTCGATAATTTCCTGTTTACCTGACTTAGACTCGAGCACCTTTACGCGCCCACCAAGCTCTTCCGCGTCTTGCGCAGCAGACTCAAGTGATGCAAACGAAACCCCCGCGGCGAACACAATTGTGATCACAGGAATTGCCCAATCTTTAACGTTCATTGTCCTGTCCCTGCGCTGTAGTGGTATGTCGCACCTATCCCGGCGGTGACGATACCGACAATCACCATAGTTTCTATTCTACCAAGCCATCGCTGTGTTCCCGGCCTCTCAAGCCATGGCTTTGGCTTAAGTTCTAGGTCTAACCTATCTTTATACCAGTCTCTTTCTCTGGTTAGCTCGGCTGTATCAATTTTGTAACGCGCGCTCAGGTTCTTCGACCAGGCTTCAGTCGATAGTAGATCTGCGTAATCCGATAACGGAACCGCAACAGCGGAGCAGTCAGATATTGCCACATCGATAGTCAAGTCAGAGGGGAACGGCTTACCCTTGTTAATCGGTAGAACTCGTGCGCACTGACCTACCACAGGTTTCGGAACCTCGGGTCGCGCCGGAGGCTCCATGGCAAAGGCAGCAGACATTAAAAGAACAGCAATCATCGTCTTCTCGTGTTGCCTCTTGATGCCAGGTCATCCGCAGGTGAATCTCCTTCGAGATCTTCCTTGATAGCTTTCAGGTTCTCCTGGAACTCTTTATCGCTTATCTCGCGGGCAACCTTGGCTGCTTTATTTTTCGGTAGGTTGAAGTGCTGTCTTTCGTTCTTGTCTGAGAACTTGAGCTTAAAAAAAGCGGCAGTCGCAGCAAGTATTCCGACGATGATTAAAGTAAGTGAATCAGTCATGACCATCTCTATGACGCGATTAGCCGAACAACCACGGCGTTTGCAGGGGCGGTTGTATTTTCGGCAACATTACTACTGGAGCACCATAGAGTTAGTCCGGTACCGTAGGCCTGACCCTCGGGCAATACGTAAGACGACTTTGAACCTGGTGCGGCAACAAACAACCATTTAGGAACTAACGTCCCGGCTGACCCCGCTGACTGAGCGTCTTTGATCCGTAAGTAGGCTGACGTCGTCGCATTTGCGGTATTATCGATTTCGACCAAGTACAATGTACCGCTTGTATTGCCTGTAACATGGGGCTCAACCGAAGTATCCGCATCAAAGTCAACGATAAGCGTGCCGCCTAAAGCGCTAATTGTAGTTGTTTTTATTACGGCCATCGTTGCCTCAAGTGCAGACTAATGTAACTGCGACGGAACCAGCGAAATCGTCCGTGTTGTCCTCACCACTTGACGCGCTGACCCAAAAGTTAAGCGCGCCAAATGCAAACCCGGTGGGTATCTGAACTGATCGCGTGACTGAGCCGGAGCCTTTAATCACAATCTCAGAGTTCGCCGTGTTTTTTCCATCTAAGATGTGAAGGGAGACTGACGACGTCGCACCGGCCGAGTTCAGATACGCAGCATACAGAGTTCCGCTACTCCCAGTCACGTTCACGAATTTAGTCGCGTCTTCAATCGAAGTGCAACTGACTAACTTGTAGTCAACCGCATCGTGGAACCCTGTAATAGTAAGTGCTGCGGCCATC